ACGCCATTCTCGGCCAAAAGAGCTACGTGCGTGTGTCTGAGGGCGTGAGGCGTCAAACGGCGGCCTATGATTTTTTCGGTGTTCTCACGGAAATACTTAGCATAAACGTCATAACAAATATAGTCCCGGTTTGGATCCGGAAAGAACAGCTCCGAGCTCTTGCCGGTAATGGCTGCAATGTTCCACTTCCGGCGGATTATCTCAAGGCAGCACTCATATAATTCGTCCTGCATGGAGACGGTTCGTGTTGACGTTTCCGTTTTGGTGGTTGAGATCTTGCCGGTTTGCCGGACGTAGGTTTTATTAACATGGATCCAGCGTTCATGAAAATCAATATCCGCTTCATTTAGGGCGATTGCCTCACCGATCCGGAGCCCTGAGAGTGCGAGGAACTTTGTTAGGAGCCGCCAATCGTCCACCTTCATGCCGTTTAGAAGCTTCTGGAGCTCGGAGCGCTCAAGGTACTTGTCTTTATCCTTTTCTTTGGCCGTGGGGGCCTTCGCCCTTGCTAATTTATCAAGATAACTAATATCTTGCACAAGTTCCTCACGGTACGCCCAGCGCATGAGCGCCTTAAAGCGCGTCAGACGCTCGTTATACGTCTCTGGCCGATCCGCTGAGAGCTTCCGCCGGACGTATGGAGCAGTTAGTGCGCTAACGATCGTGTCGGGCCCTAAGAGCCTCTGAACGGTGGCAAGCTTCCGCTCGTTATAAAGTGCCGTCTGTTCCTTCACTGATTCCTTTTGTGCCTTCGTGTAAGCCTCGCAGAGCGCTTTTAGCGTTATATCCGAGGATTTCCCCGCTTGTGCTGTTAGCGTCGCTATGCGCTCTTGTAGCGCTCTCATTGCGGCGTTCCTGTCTTTGTTCCGGTTTGTGTCGCAAGTTACTGACACCTTTTTTAGCTTGCCGGTTAGCGGGTCGGTGTATCGCTCGCAATATTTAAACTTACCCGTCGGGGTTTGTTCTATCCACATCGTGCAATATCCTCTCTATTATGTCGATGTCTCCGGAGCCGTCAAGATCGCCGCGTTCGATGTGCTCCAATTCGTGGCGATATGTCCGGCGCATGATGTCCTGAGACATTTTCGCGTTCAAAACGATCGTGTAATCATCTCCGGTTTTCTTCGAAAATCCTCTGATTGTGGTAGGCAGGTTGATAAGCTCGACGTTGATCATGATTTATTGCCTCCTTTCTGAAAAATATCATAGTCGGAGGCGTGTGCAAATTATTGTACACCTCTGAATTTATCCAGAACACTAATGACGGTCTCCAGATCTTCGGCCTTCACTTTCCGGGTGGCGTCAAAAGCAACACGGTATTCGGGGTTTTGGTGAAGGAATCGTGCTAAATCCCTTGCATAATCGTCAATGTAATAGTCGTTGCCGTCCCCTTCAACATTGTCAGTGAAGCCCATGAGGTATGCCGGATCACATTCGAGCATTTCGGCCAGTTTCATGATGTGTGAGCGCTTGATGTTTTCAACCGCGCCGCGCTCATACTTAGAAATCGCTGATTTCTGGAGCCCTAACCGGTCTGCTACTTGTTCAAGCGTAAGGCCTAACATTTCGCGTCTTTCCTTAATTCTCTTACCCATGATATTATTCATCTTTTGACCCTCCTGTGTCTTAATAATACTTCGAAACGTCGTAGATTTCAATAAATGTGTCTTAAAAATCTAAAATTGTTGTTGACAGAGGTGTCCTAAAATGATACTCTTTGTGTGTCGCAAAAAGACACCGCAGGATGTCACGAAGGGAGGTGAACAAATGAATAAGCAGGAACTCAAAGCCGTAATGGTTCGGCACGGTGACAACGGCGGAGATCTGGCCGAGCATCTCGGAATCAACCGAAGCACGTTTTCCGCGAAACTGAACGAGAACGGCGCCGAGTTTACCCAAAGCGAAATTGCTAAAATAAAAGAGCGCTACAATCTGACCGCTGCCGAGATCGTCGCTATTTTTTTTAGTTCGGAAGTGTCTGAATAAGACACACGGAGGGGAACTATGTACAGCACGAGACGCGAGCTGATGCGCCGCTACTGCATCAGCGAAAGCACCGTGGACAGGGTAATAAAGATCATCCGGCGGGAGGACGGCAAGAGATACCCAGCGCGGTGCGATGCAATTATTCACTTTGGGAATCGGGTAAGGATCAAGGACTCCGTTTTCCATGATGCACTAAGAAACCGCGACCTAATTGAAAGGGGGATAGCGCCGCGGTTCGATGGGAGTTAAACATGAGGGGTACAAGAAGAGAGAACGTAAAAAACGCCTTAATTGCGGTTCTTTTCGGGATCGTCATGATGCAGACGATTACATGGCGGGACACATTTTGTATGTGCCTCGGCGGATATGCTTTCGCTGAAATCCTTTGGTGGACGCTGATTACGTACGATGAAATCTTACGGAAGCGCCGCGAGTCAAGACGTAAAAAACAAACGGGCGCATGATCTCGACCTATCACACGCCCAGATGCACGAGGTATCCGTAGAAAACTACGGACATACCCATCTTATCACAAGGAGGGAACCATTGAAAGTAACTATTTTGAAATGGCATGATGCCAAACTCGTTGATCCGGAAGCGGACGGCGATTATCTGATTTTTCCAGAGGGCAGCGGGCTCCGCGATTGCAGCTATACCGCCGCCGGAGGATGGAACACTTACATTGACGAAGACGGAAATCCCTGCCGAGTCCGAAGCGATGAAGACCGCGAGCGCTGGAAGTCTTACGTTCGTTATTGGGCCTATCAGCCCACGGAGGCGCTCAACATTGAATAGGCCAGAACCATATATAGAGGAATCCATGCACATGTCCCGCATGGAAGAACGCAAGCACGAATGGCTTAAGACGCGGCCATATTGCAACATCTGCAACGAGCCGATCGAGGATGAACGCTGCTATGTTGTCGAAGATGGGCCGGATGAATTCGAATATTGCGTTTGCAAGAAATGTCTCGCGGAGCAGCTCCGTATTATGAAACAGTCGAAAGTCAGCACATATCTGCGTGAGGCCCTCGCCGAGTATCTCGAATACAACTGCGAGCGGATCACACCTACAAGGGAGGTTTAATTATGGCATTACCCGTTTTAGTTATCGGTCGATCCGGTTCCGGAAAGACCTATTCATTAAAGAACTTCAAAGCCGATGAGATCGGCGTTATATCCGTCGAAAAGGGACGTTTACCGTTCAAGTCTGACATTAAGACCGTGAAAGTTCCGAAGGATCCCACCAAGGGCGAGGCGCGGGATGCCGCCCAGCTCAGCGCGGCGAAATATGCTTGGATTATGCGAGCGATTCAGAGCGCCAAGGTGAACGCGATTGTTATTGATGATAGTCAGTATCTTCTTGTCAACGAGCTGTTCGACCGCGCTTACGAGAAAGGTTACGATAAGTTCGTTAGCATGGCCGCCAAATTCCGGGATTTAATCCATTCCGTCAACGATCTGGAGGACGAAAACAAAATCGTTTACTTCCTGCATCACTCGGAAGCTGACACGGACGGACGCGAAAAGGTAAAGACAATCGGCAAGATGCTTGATGAGAAGCTCACGATTGAAGGCTGCTTCGACATTGTGCTGTATTGTCAGGATCACAAATTCTTTACACAGGCGAACGGCCAGAGCACTGCTAAGACGCCGGAAAACCTCTTTGATTCGGTAGAGATTCCGAACGATTTGAAATATGTAGATACAAAAATCCGCGAATATTACGAAATGGGGGGCTAATAATGGGCAGGCAGCGGCTTGACTTAACAGGGCAAACCTTTGGACGGCTTACCGCGATTAAATGGGCAGGCACCAATAAGCAAGGAAATTCCGAGTGGCTATGCAAATGCGAATGCGGGAAAAAAGTTGTTGTTAATAGTCAGAGGCTAAAAAGTGGAAAAACAAGAAGTTGCGGTTGTTTAAGTTCCGAGATTATAGCCGTCAGAAACAAATGCAGATCAAAATATAATGCCCGACATAATAGGCTATATAGAATCTATTACGGCATGAAAACGCGCTGTTACAACAAGAACGAATATCATTACCCGAATTGGGGAGGCCGTGGCATTCAAATTTGTGACGAATGGCTTGATAGTTTTTGCAACTTTCAATCGTGGGCTCTTGCAAACGGATACAAGGATAATTTGAGCATTGACAGGATTAACAACGATGGGAATTACGAGCCGAATAATTGCCGGTGGGCAACAGCAAAAGAACAAGCGAATAATCGCAGAAAACATGTGGAGGTTAAATAATATGTCATTACCAACATACGACAAAAGCAAGCGCAAGAAGAACTTTGAGATGCTGCCGAAGGGCGCATACGTCATTAAGATCATGAACGCGGTCGAAGAGCCGAACCGCTCCGGGAATGGTTCGCACCTTACAATCAGCTTCGACATTGCCGAGGGCGATTATAAGGACTTCTACGCTAACCAGTATCATGAGAACACCAACGAAGACAAGAAGTGGAGCAGGGACGCGGTTTATTATCTCACCGTTCCGGGGCCGGGCTGTCAACAATATGTCTGGGACAACTGGAATACGTTTTTTGCAGATCTGGAAGACAGCAACAACGGGTTCGTGTTCGGCGGTGGAGATCCTAAGAGCCTTCGCGGTAAGGTGATCGGCGGGAAGTTCGCCATTGAGCAGAACGAATGGAACGGCAATATCTACGATCATAGTAAGCTTCGTTGGACGTGCGTAGCCGATGACGTCCGGAACGGCAAGCCCGGAAAGATGCCAAACGACAAGCTTGTTACCGCGTCAGCTCCGGCGGGATCCTCGACAGCTCAGGCGAATGAAGAAACCGATTGGATGAAGATTGACACCATCGCGGAAGAGCTCCCGTTTGCATGATGGATCCATTCGAGATTAAGGATACATTAGCAACGTTCCGAATCTTGGCGGATACACGCGAACAGAATACACCGAGGGCACAAGAACGCTTCGAGGCCTTCGGTGTGCCCGTTGAGAGGGCAACGCTGAACTATGGCGATTACGCCGGTCAGATCAACCTACTTGACGGCACGGCCCTTTACGATCCTTCTGGGACGGTCTCAGCGCAAACCGTGATTGAACGCAAGATGAGCCTTGACGAATTGGCTATGTGTTTCACGCGGGGGAGGGATCGCTTCCGGAGGGAATTCGAGAGAGCTGCCAGTGCCCAGGCGTCAACGTGGCTGCTCGTTGAGGGCGGATCATGGGAGGCGATCGATAAGCACCGGTACCGGTCAAAGTTCAGCGAGAAGGCAATGAGGGCCTCGCTAATAGCGTGGTCAGTCCGGTACGGGTTCAAGATTGTGTTCTGTAGGCCGGAGACGTCCGGAGCGTTGATAAGAGAGATCCTATACAGAGACATAAAAGAGAGGTTAGAGCGTGGCGAATACGGATAAAAAAGAATCATTTGTTTTCTATCGCTCGTTCTACGAGGCATTACAAAACGTTCCTAAGAAGCATCGAACAGAAGTCTATGAAGCGGTGTTCGCGTACGCGTTTGAATCGCGAGAGCCTTCTCTCACGGGCGTGACGCGTGCGTTATGGGAGCTTATCAGGCCTCAATTAGATGCTTCCGAGAGACGATACGAAAACGCGAAAAAGGGCGCAGAATATGGAAAATTGGGCGGCCGACCGAAGAAAAACCAGCCAGAGAAAAAACCCTTAAAGGGTTATGAAACAAAAACCCTTAATGACAATGTAAATGTAAATGTTAATGATAATGCAAATGCCAATGCCAATGACAATGACAATGGCTCGGCAAGTCAGGCAAGCGCGAGCGTGTTTATAGCTCCAACATTTCAAGAGGTCATGGATGAGTGCCGAAAGGGTGGCTACAAGGC